GACCAACACATTGTCAAGATGCCATTGGAAGAAGCGCAGATGCTATGCACTGCACTGTGGCATCATGCACCTGAGTATGCAGAGGCATGGGACTTGTACAAGCCTGTGCATCAGAAGCACCCATGCACCTTGTGGGCTATGGAGACACGGGCTAACTTTAGTTATGCCTATGATCTCTATTGTTCTATGCTATGTGAGTATCATCACAGGTATGGCAAGTGGCATGGTGCAGGTAAACACAGTCAGGCAATAGCTGGTGGCATTGACCTGATACCAGAAGGTGACATCACACCACACCCACAGTGCTTCAGTGGACACGATGACTGCAAGACAGATGAGGATTGGCCTATCGTTGCATACCGTGCGTTCTATACGCTTGACAAAAGCAGTTTCGCTAGGTATAACAAGGGTAGAGACAAACCATTCTGGATGAAGAAACCTTTAGTAATAAACATAGGAGAATAAGTATGGATGACAACTACAAAAACATAATGGACATACTTGACAAAGCATATTGGGACAGTGTATTAAAGCTGCGTAATGATATGTTAAACGCTTACAAAAAGGAGATAGAAAATGCCAAAAAAACTAGAGAACATGACGACAGATGAACGCATAGCATATTGGGAAAATGTGCGAGAGAAGGAACGTATCAACCGTAGGAACAGAATAGCCAAGTTGTCTATGGAACAACGTGCGGCTGTTATATCTGTACATAATTTGCTAGACAGTGTGCTTGACGTTGCCTTATATCCCGACATGGGTGGTATCAGAGCCGTGTCTGCCTATGACTTACAAGAATTGTCAGAAGCAATGGAGACACTACGATTTCAATTTAATTTGAAAGGTGATTGACAATTAAAATTACAAATGATATAACACGATAACAGTTAATAGAAAGGAGTTTAATATGCCACTAGAATATATCCCAGAAAACCTTGACTTTGAGGTGGGCTTTGAGCCAACAAAAGTAAGTGACAAAAAGTATGTCATCAATCAAACTACTGGCGATTACATTGGTATCGTTGCTAATGGATTTACCTGTGCATCTCATGGAGATTTCTTCCGTGAGGTTATGCAAACCACAACAGACACTCTGTCTGATTATGAAATGCAAGATGCACAGATTGTCTGGCGTGATGCACACCACAACGGGTGGGCTATGATGGACATGACACTACCAAATGTAGTAGCTAAAGTGCAGACCGACAAACACGAAACAAGTGTGATGAAACGTATCATCGCATTACATGGTGTCAATGGTACTTGCTCTAACATAACTATCTTTGGTGCGATTGATAGCTTCTGCCTCAATGGTCAGATCATAGGTAGACACGACAAAGTGTTACGAAAAAACACAAGTAACTTTATGCTTGATAATTTTATCAATGAGTTAGAAAAATCACAGCAAGATTTTACTGCTCAAGCAGAACAGCTACAGCGGTGGGCTAACACAAGTCTTATGACTGTAGATGTGAAAGCATTGCTTGACAAGATTATGAAGTCAGATGTCAAGTCAGAAAAAATGTTTTCGTTATACAACCAAGAGGTTGGTGTACGTGGACGCAACTTGTTCGCTTTGTATAGTGCCTTTACTAACTACGCAAGCTACGCAGACGAGCGTAATGGTTTTAATCTACGCAGGACAGGCAAGGATACTCAAGCAGTCTCAATGTTCCAACGTGAACTGGACGTAGCCAAGTGGGTTGACATGCCAGAGTTCAAGACATTGGCAGCAGCATAATGAAGCTGACCAAGCTAGTAGATGATTACTATTCTTCCTATGATTACAGGAACTTACGTGACGAAACTAAGAAACAGTATGAGTATTTCATCAACGTAATGTTAAACACAACGGTAGAGGGCAAGCCCCTCTGCCAATATAACTACAAGGATTTTCCTACACGTGTAGCGAAGATAGCATACAACGAGTGGTGCGAGAAAGGTATTCACATGGCTAATCATATCATGTCTGTGAGTAGATTATTATTTAATCATGGTATGCGAATGGAACTGTGCTTAACTAATCCTTTCGCTAACATACGTAGACGCACCGCTGAGAGGCGTAAGACAGTTTGGGGTAGGGAGGATGTACAAAAACTATTAGACGCCGCCTACAGTGATTTTAGCACCCGTAACATAGGTCTTATTGCACACATGGCATACGAATGGTGTCAGCGTTTAGGTGATATGAGACTACTAACATGGGATGGTATAGACTTTGATACACAAACTATTCATATAGAACAATCAAAGCGACACGCTGATGTTCACCTGCCCATATCAGATGACTTGTTTGAAATGTTACAACAACAAGAACAAGACTTTGGTTTTCAAAAGTATGTCGCACCTAGACCTAACCCTGTTCGTGGTGAGTACAAGCCCTACACATTAGTAAACCTACCCTTGTATGGTAGGAAGCTAATGAATCAGGCAGGTTTGTCCTCTGAGTTAAGGCTGTCTGACTTACGCAGGACAGGTACAACAGAAATGGTGGAAGCAGGTGTCGGTATGGCACAAATTATGTCGGTTACAGGACATGCTAACCCTAGTTCTGTAAAACCTTACCTAAAAAATACGTTGTCAAGTGCAAATAATGCATTGACAGCACGTAAAATACATGGTAAAAGCATTGTAACTGCCGAACAGAAAGAGATAATACATGAATAATATATATAATATAGTTAAGGAATTAGATATTCCTAATGGTACTACAAAGAGAATGAACTGCCCTAACTGTAAAGGTTATAAAACTTTTACAGCTACTAATAACATGGGTAATCTCGTGTGGAATTGTTACAAAGCATCTTGTAATATCAAGGGTGGCAATCGTGTGCATTTATCTGTGGATGATATACGCTCTGGTATTTTGAATACGAAAGACCCTGTTGAAGATAGCTTTGACTTACCAAGTTATATAATACCACATCGTAATAAGCGCAGTGTATTAAAGTTTTGTTATGAGTATGACTTTGAACCAGACGATGTGGGTGTTATGTATGATCTTAAAGATGACAGAGTTGTGTTTCCTATATCACACAACGGTGTTCTTGTAGACGCTACTGGTCGTGCGTTGGGCAAGAGATTACCTAAATGGAAAAGATATGGAAAAAGTGGCTTGCCTTTCACTCACGGGTGTGGTAATGTCGCAGTAGTTGTTGAGGACTGTGTGAGTGCAGCCGTTGTTGGTTACGGTTCCTTTGTCGGGGTTGCGCTTCTTGGTACATCTCTACAAGATTCGCATAAAGGGTATCTTGCACAGTTCTCAACAGCAGTTATAGCATTAGACCCCGATGCTCTGACAAAAAGTTTTAGCATGGCTAAAGAATTAAGAGGCTATGTTAATGATGTAAAGATACTAAAGTTAAATGATGACTTGAAGTATCGTAACCCCGAAGATATGGAGAAGTTAAATGGAACTATCACTAATTAGAACACTAATGGATAAGTCATTCTATGATGATAATCGTGGGGCTAGATGTCCTGACAGACTATTCAGTGCAGATGTCCGTAAGATAAAGAAGACTATTGATACAGCTATGGAAAGGTATGAGCGTACTGTATCACCAGATGAGATTGAAGCATTGTTTATGTCAAACAATCCAACAATGACTACTGCACAGAAGCAAGCCTTTTCAGCTATCTTCTTCAAGATAAAGAAGGAAGAGCCTATGGGTAATGACATAGCACAAGAGGTGCTATCAAAGTTGTTCTCTCAGGTGATAGGTGAGGACATTGCAAACTTAGGTGTTGACTATGTAACAGGTGACAAGACAAGCCTTGAGCCACTACGTATGATACTAGAACAGTATGGTGATGACTTCTTGCCTAACTTGAATGTTGAGTGGGATGACATTGAGATTGAAACTTTGCTTGCCAAAGCAGACCTAGAAGCTAGGTGGACATTCAATATCAATAGCCTTACTCGTAAGGTTGAGGGTGTCAATGCAGGACATTTAATTGAGATAGGTGCTAGACCCAATACGGGTAAGACATCCTTCCATGCTAGTCTCATTGCTGCACCCGGTGGCTTTGCACATCAGGGTGCTAACTGTATTATCTTATGTAACGAAGAAGGATACCACAGGGTAGGAGCAAGGTATCTTACTGCTGCTACAGGTATGACTATGCGAGAGGTAAAAGAAAATCCAAGCAAGGCTCGTGACCTATATTCACCAGTCAAAGAACGCATCAAGATTAAAGATGCAACAGGACGTGACATGGCTTGGGTAGAGAGTATATGCAAGACATATAAACCTGACATTGTTCTACTTGATATGGGTGATAAGTTTGCTAAGACAGGCGGCTTTGCTCGTATGGATGAAGCACTGAAAGCAAATGCTGTTCATGCACGAATGATTGCAAAGCAGCATGAGTGTGCAGTATTCTATATGTCTCAGCTTTCTGCTGAAGCAGAGGGTAAGGTGTTACTTAACCAGTCTATGATGGAAGGTTCTCGCACAGGTAAGGCTGCAGAAGCAGACCTGATGGTGTTGATTGCAAAGAACCCACCCGTTGATGGACAAGAAGAAGAAGATACACAGCGACACTTGAATGTTGTCAAAAATAAATTGACAGGTTGGCATGGTGTGGTACACTGTGAGTTGGATTACAAGACAGCGAGGTACACAGTTTGACACAGCTAGATTTTTTTAATGAAGAAAAGATAAGTGAACTGTGTGAAGATGGTTTGGTTTGTATCAAGTGTGATATAAGACAACCCATAACTAACTTTCAACAAATGTCTTATACTAAAACAGGTGACGCAGAAATAAAAAGAACATGTCGGTCTTGTCAAACAGGACACAGACAAGTAATTGCTGCACTAAGAAAGAAAAATGTGTACCCACAAGAGGCTAGTTACAAATGTCCTATATGCACAAGAACAATAGATGAAGTAAACAAGTATGGTCAGAAATTATTAGGCACGTGGGTTCTTGACCACTGCCACGATACTAACAC